AAAATCTAATGTGGCTTGCCTTGGAAATAATTGTAGAGATCCAATTGAAGAATGGATGTTGCCGTTCGCGAATTTTGAGAAACGTAACCGCTAAATGTGAGAAATTTAAAACAATTTAAGTTTCTCATCTTTAGCGGTTAAAATCCACGAATTTTGAGAAATAAAAACGCCCTTTAAATCATCATTAAAGGGCGTTTAAATTTTAAGTGTTAAAACTTATAAACCATGTTATCTTCATACTTGCCGGAATAACTTGCTGAAGCCTTAACAACAATGCGCTCAGAGTTGTAAAAAGCCTCCCAATTATCAACCTTATCTTCTACCATATACTCGATAAAGCGAACAAATTCGCTCTTTGTTGAGCTAAAGAATACATAAGGCGGGCGCGTGATGTTGATTAATCGGAGGAAGTCAATTAAATCAAAGTATGTCGCCTGTTTATAGCTTTCCTGGCGGGTGCATAAATATGGCGGGTCTAGAACAAATAATGCTTTAGGATCGCTGCTAAATTTAGGTAAAAGCGTGTGGAATGACTCGTGCGTAATCTCAAGCCCATCTAAATATCCATCCGCTTTCGGATAATCAGACTGTCTAACACAATGCCAAAAATCGTTCTGAAACAGGTCATCCAATGTTGCCACTTGCTGGCCGCTAAATAGAAGCCAGCTCGCTAGACAATTCAGGTCAATATAACCTTTGAAATTTTGAATGATTTTGATGCATTCTGCTTTACAATCCTTCGTCAATCTTTTGTTTTTTTGCGTAGCGTTACCAACTACCGCGTAAAGCTGTGCGCGAAGCGTATTAATGTCATCAATATGCGCTAATCGCTCAGCATATCCATCAAAGTCATTATAGATTACGCGTGCTTTAGGCTTGAGCTGTTTAGCTACATGGCTTAATAAACCACTTCCTCCAAATGTATCAATGATAGTCCAGCCCTCGCCATCATTCTTAATGTTGCCGTTCAACACTTCCTCGAAATGTTTTAAAAACATTCGCTTTTGCCCCACAAATGGAAGCGGCGCTTGCTTGAACTTAATACTGTTTTTTTGCATTTTGGTTATCCTTTAAGGGGTTATAATTTAACTGCTTGGGAATGGTTCATTGGTCATCCATGTAAGTATTGGCAATCGCACAGCATCTAAGTCTGCACTCGGGACATTCCCAGCAAATCGCAGCTCGATGTAGTTGTAATTAAATCTACCTCCAACATAGACCATGCCAATATGATCCCCATCATCGTTGTAAAAGGGAACCATGATAGATATATCCGGTCTAAATCCTATTGGAATTTTTGAGTTGCCTAAAATATCCATCCGTTTAGCGTGACTTTTGCGGCTGAATTTTGGGTTCGCACTCCCGTAAAATGAAATCCCTCCCCATGGCCCGCCAGAAAAATGGCACTCGACAGTATTATTAACCCGGCGTAATGCCACATATCCTTGCTTAATATTTACCGCTTGAGCTTGCCGTTTATAACCTGTGTCGCCATAAATAACCGTCCACTTTCCGGCTTGTTTATGCCACAAATACGCTCCACTTCCCCCACCATTTGTAGAGTTGTATAACGTGCCGTTTAGCTCATTTCCGGTAATTTTGCCATCCGTTGTCTCTGGTTGATCAGGTCGTCCATTGCCTTGCATTAACACAGACGAACCGCCTTTACCTTTAACATCTTGAGCTATTAAAGGAATGAGACTTGTCAGTTGATCTTTTAGCGCCATTATGATGCCTTAGCTTTATTGTACTCACCCACTAGGTCTAGGTTGTCCATTTCGGTTTGCCAGCTTTGAAGATTTGTAACGTTAGTTTTAATCTCTTGCAGCGTGCTAGTTAGAGCCTCGCGAACAGACTTATCTGATACTAACTCTCCAATTTTGGCTGCAATTTCAAACAGCGTGTCTAAATCTTCAGAAAGCTCACCGCCTTTAATTTTATTTAAAATACGTGCTTCTGCCTGACCAATTAACTCGTTAATTTTAGTGAGCGTGGCTTGTTCTCCACTGCCTTGTTGAGTTTGAATTGCAGATATTGCCTCATGCAGACTTTTATAATCCGCGCCGATGGCCTTGATTGCGTCAACTATTTTTTTATGGTTTTGATTTTCCATAGTGCTCCTATATTTTGGCTAACTCATAAATTGTTAATAAGTCCGGTAAGTCGTCGTCACTTTGATATATGACTTCACCTTTTTCGACTACCGCCACTATTTCTTGTGGTGGGTCAACCACTGCAACAATGTCATCCATTACGCGCCTCTGTCATATCAGGTGTAACATCAAATTTGAGGTTAATTCGTCCGCCTTGAATTGGCGTTTTAATTCGTCCTTTATTAGATACTGCCTGTAAATCATAGTCCGCTTGAGACCACGTCGCGTCTTTTGTTAAACTGTGTCTAAACGTAACTTTTAAAACGCCACCTGGGGCATCTATAACTTCGATTTCACCTGTTGTGGATGATAGTGTTAGCACAGGCTTGTTTCTGACTGTAGCCCACAAATCAAAGCGCGCCATATCACTTAAATCGTATGGCTTTAATGATTTATCCAGCTGCTTTTCAAACAGGCGAACAATACATTCCTCGTCATCACCACGGTAAAGGTTAATCGTTGTTTTATCCATTTTTACGCACCATCGCTGCAAGTTGGTTTGGGCTAAATCGCCAGCCTTCTTCGCTGTTATAAATTGCGTTAAAACACCATTCCGAACAAAAATATTTGCTTCGTTTTTGCTTAACTCCAAGCACGATACCTAACGCACCCCACCAGTCATATTTAGCGCCGGACGTGCGGTTGAAATAAGATTTAATCTGCGCCTCTGTTACATTATCAAGGTAAACTAAATCCCACTTGTCTGCTTCAGGCAAATCAATCTGCTTACATCGAACGCCACCATCGCGAACCGACGCGGAATAGCAATCAAACATAACTCGATGCTCGTAATGGTCGCCTTGAGTAAATTCCAACCGCTCAACAGCTATCTCGCAGTGTGAGTATGCGCCCTTGGTAAAAAAGCGTGTTATAACGTCTGCCAAGGCTTTAAAAGGCTCTTTTAGAAAGCTGCGTCTGTATTTATAAAACGCAAGATAGATACGGTTAGCCATTGTTATAAGCCTCCATTAATGCTTCCATTTGCTTAATAATATCGTCATGGATTGACTGCATTTTTTCGATTGTCAATCCTGGCACTTTAAGCTCATACTTACGCATGCGCTGGTTGGCAAGCTCGACCTGTAATTTCTCAAGCCCGGCGGCTTGCATCAAAATCAAATCTGTTGCGGCTTGGTTATTTAACCCGGCGCGTTTGGCAAAGTCCGTGATATATCGACTGCATTCGTCTTGATAGCCAGCTGCCTTATATGCTTCTGCCGCAGTTTGGCGCTCGCGATACTCAGATTCAAAACGAGTCCAAGTGCTGTAAATCTTGGCCGCATGCGAGTCGATGCTATCTATTAAACGCGCTCTATTATCTTCAAGTAGAGCGGCTAACTTCTCAGGCGAGACAACCCATTGCAAGGTTTCAAAATTTAACTCGTGCGCTGCGCTTGGTTGTGGGTCAACCAAAACAGGAGCGCCTTGTTTATTTGTAATAATTTCCTTACCTTGTGATTGCCCGTTCAGAAGCTCAAGATATTTTGACTCACTAATTTCAACTGCACCTTCAGGCACAAATCCATCATTCGTATCGTCAAAAAAACCCTCTTTAAAATACATGGTCATTATTTCCATCTCCCAATCGCTAAGAATTGCAAACGGCACGCCCCCTGGTTTGGATTGCTATGCTCGTAGTTATACCAATACAATATTGTCCCTGTTGATTTTGTTAATACCATCAATATAAAATCCGTTAGTTTTTTTGTCGTAAAAATACATTTTTAAACCTCATTAATATCCAATAGCAAACCAATCTGCCGATGTATCAATAGGTAGGGTTGAGTTCATTTTGAATGTAAATTTTGTGTTAGTCACATTAAGTGCAGCCAAATGTGTTGCGTTTGCTTCAACTGTTCTCATTTGGTTTTCTGTCAATTGAATATTTAAAACCTTATTCGGGAATGCTATTGGGAAAACAATATCTTTGCTGTTTTCGTCGTGAATTACTGGTGTTTTACCCCATTGTAAAATCAGTCCATTAGGCAATTTAACCCATCCAGTCCCTCCCCATTGAGAGCGATAATCACTGAGTTGCACAGCCGTATTTAAAGACTTCCCGGAAGAAGTTTTAACATCACCGGCGGATCTAAACTCCCCATCATGTTCAAATACCCAAAATTTTGTTTTGCCATTATCTTCGATGAGATGAATAATGCCTCGTCCAAACCCGTCTCCGCCGCCTTGCTTTGTGGTGTAACCAAAAGATAGCGCTGCACCATAGTGATTTTTCGACCGTACACGTCCTTTTACAAAAGGATGATAAGTATCTCGATCTTTCGACTCGGTTTCTTCGACCATAAACGGCGCGCCACTGTCATATTGTTCGGAATACGCACCCATGCCATACTGCTTTGAGGCGATACCAACACTATGCAAAATGCCTGTTAAACTGTCACCACTCTTTGATACGCGACCATTTGCGTTGCTATTAGCATTATTTGCGCTTGCTTGTGCTGCATTGGCTCTCGACACTCCTTCATTCGCCGTGCGTTGTGCAGCGTTTGCGCTTGTTTGTGCTGCATTGGCTCTCGACACTCCTTCATTCGCCGTGCCTTGCGCTGCGTTTGCGCTTGTTTGTGCTGCATTGGCTCTCGACACTCCATCATTAGCCGTGCGTTGTGCTGCATTAGCTTTCGATACTCCATCATTCGCCGTGCTTTGCGCCGCATCCGCTGCCTTTTTTGCTTCCACTCCCTTATCGTACGCCGCTTTTACAGCTTTTGGGGTTGCGGCTTCTTGCTCGCTATCATTTGTAAGTTGTGAGTTAAGTCTAACAACGCCTTTTTCAGTTGTAGTCCCAATAGGTAACTTATGAGTATGACCATCAGCTTGAACCGTACTAACACTAGTCGCGGTCAAATCTTTCGGCGCAGCCTTTTTGCCAAATAACTCTAAAGCCTTTTTAATCCAGAGTGTGCGATTGGCCAGCTGTTTGATGGGTCTATTTGTAACGCCATTCTCACCGCCAAGCACAGGGTCGTTTTCTTCAATTTGATAGACTCCATCTTCCCATTTCTCTTGTTCTTTTAAATTTGCCATAACTGTCCTTTAAATTAGCTTTAAATCTAGTTTGAACCGTGGTTATAAGTGCCGTTATATCGCACTTTATTGTTGTATAAGAACGCCACTGATTTATAATCCAGCACGGCTAACGTGCATCTCGCCGGGGTAAAATTACGCAACACTTTGCGCAAGTGTGCTGCTTGTTCGTTTGAGATTGGCTGGTTAAGACGGATGGCGTAATAAGCCCATTTATCGCTTAACGGTATGGTTTGAACAAACTTGTGATTATAAGTCCGCGCTTTTAATCCCTCGTCAATCTCAATCTCGCCAAACCCTAACCGACGGAAGACTTCACGAATTGACCACGGAGTTCCTTTATATCTATGAAGCTCAATTGCGACTCGAATTAAACTTCGTTTAGAATTATCGCTATCCGTAATAAACGCCCCGTCATAGCCAGTCACACTCCATTTTTCTGCAAGTAATGAGATAAAATCATCATCAATCAACTCGACCAGAGTTGTCATCACTTTGCTGTTTTCGAGTTTATTCAAGCCTAGGCTTAGGTCGGCCAGCGCTTTGTATTTTGCCTCTCGTTCAATGACATCCGCATACGTTAAATTAGCCATTACTGCGCTCCTCGGCGGCCTCGATATTAATCGCCGTGCAGTTTGCCCATTCTGTTTCACCCACTACAATTTTTGCTGGGGCTGTTAAATTAACGTCATACACGCCTTCAACTCGCAGTGCGCTAATAATTGCCGATGGCACAACATCAATCCCGAGTTTTTTCGTTTTGTCCGACAGGTAGAGCTGTAGCGCATCACGCGCCTTAGCCTTAACCACGTCTTCACGATAACCATCAAGTAATGTCAATATCGCAGTGATTTGATAATCTCGCTTCGTTGGCGCAATAACCTCCACCGTATCGCATAACGGACGGCGGCGTTCAGGACTGACATATTCTTTTACATCATTTAAAAGACGACTGTCAGGCAGCCCTGTTTTAGTTAAGACGGTGATTCTCACAAGCCCGCCACGCGGGTTTGATACATTAACATCCGCAATATCTTGAGAAACGGCGCGGGTGTGATAATCGTACGCGGCGATTGAACCACAACTGGTAAACGCTTCCGGCGCGGCAAGAATTCGTGCTCGGTATGGATCATCTTCTTCACGCAATAAACCACCACTTGGCACATCAATGTTAGTAACAGCTATTTTGCCAGCGAAGTTGATTTCACTTTTAAGCGTTTTTATTCGGCCACGCTCCCAACCGTTACCAACCGTGCCTGGCTTGTTACAAGCCGCCTCAATTTCAACATAAGAAATAAGCGGGGTAATTACATCATCATTTAGTGTGACAAATTCAATGTCATCAGTGACCGAAACACGCGTGCCTTTTGGGATAACTACAGATGGATGTTCACCGTTAATGCTAAAACGCAAAATGGTGCGCGCCGGGCGTTCGAGTAATCTATAACAGCCAAATGTTTCACCGCATAAATCCAACGCAAGACCGGTGGCAAATTGCGGGAATGTTTGACGAAACGCTTCATTAATGCCTTGTCTTGCCAGGCTTTCACGCATGGCATAAACATTAATAAGCAAACGCTCAATGTGTGCTGGTTGTAAGATTTTCCCGGTGCGTTTTTCATACTGAGAAATCGCTTCACTTAAAATGCTCTCAACATTGTCGTCTACGACTTTCACTTCATTTCTATTCATCCGGTAATCCTCGTGGCGTAAATTTCACGATGCACGTCTTCTGTAAGTGACCAAAAAATTAAAAATTCAAAGTGTGGGGCAGTCCCTTCTACATTAACTGAGTCAACATTGATTCTTTTTTCCCAACGCTGAAGTGCTAACGTAACCTCGCGCACGATGTTTGGAATTGCAACATCTTCCGGTTGGTCGATATATTGAAAGTGATCACTGCCAAATTCAGGTCGCAACACATCCGTTCCTTTCATTGTTGAAAGGATGTGGCCAATACATTGATGAATGTCATCAATACCTTGCACAACTTGATTTTCAATGTTAGGTGCAAGCTGCCAGTGTGTTGTGATAAGAGTGCTTTGTATGTTCATAGCCTTGATGATACAAGGCTATGCTGAAGAGTGCTTTTAAAGCGATTTAAAGAAGTCGGCTATTCCGGAAGGCCTGTTTTACCGCCGGAGTCGCCTGGGTGTTTGTGAGAGCCAAGCTCAATAGAGCCTTGTTTAACTTTTGGCGCTGATACTTCTGTGCTGGATGTAATTTTTCCTGACACTGTTAGTTTCCCGCTAATTGACGTATCAGCATTGATTTTTACACCTCCGCCAGCGGTCACGGTAACGCTACCGCTTGTGTTGATATTAATCTCTCCACTTTTACGATTGTGCGAAATCACTGTCCCGTTTGTGAACTTTTTCACCCACATGTTGTTATCATTCGCCGGCGTGGTGTCTTTCTCGTTGTAAATTGCGCCCAATACGCAGCCACCTTCCCCGCGCGCATCAAGTAACAAGGCCACCAATTCGCCCTCATCAGGCAGACAATAAAACTGATTGCCGCCAGCATTAGGCGTTAAATAAGACAACCAGGCTGTTTCTAAATCTTCAAGCGCGGGGATTTTGCACCGCACTTTATGGTTTGCGGCATCAACTGCTGAAATAATGCCTTCTTGATAAGTTGCCCCAAAGTCATGCGTTTTCATTTATTCCCCTGCTTGATTTTCCGTTAGTGCGCCTGTGCTAAGCAAATCATCCGGGATAAACTC